CAGCAAGTCCCGTTCTGAGTACAACACCATAGACATCCGCCTGCACTGTTGCGGCGGCGACTGTGGCGAGGGATGGGCTATTTATGATGCTCTCCGCCGGTCCGGCAAGACCATTTCTGCCACCGTAGAGGGCGAGTGCTCGTCCATTGCATCCGTCATACTTCTTGCTGCTCCGGCAGAGCGTCGGTACGCCAACAAGAATATGCGTATGTGCCTGCACAATCCGGCATACGAGTA